GGCATAGGCAGCGACTGCCGCCTGCTGACCGCACAGGAAGACAGGCTCGATGCGACCGGAGTTGATCGCCTGCAACGATGTCCACGTATTGGTGACAAAGCTGCTGATTTCCGGGACCTTTCTCACGATTACACCGTCCCAGATTAGATCGCCGTCCTGGAACAGCGGGTTATTGTTCATCCCACCACCTTCACGGGCGCGTGCGTCCTTGTTGGCGGTGTAGATGACGGTGTCTGACCTTGCGTCACGGAAGGCGTTGCTGCCGGCGAACAGGACATAATACTCATATCCGTCGTCGGTCTTGTACGGCCGGATTTTCGGGGAGCATAGTTCCGCTCGCCGCTTCATCAGGCTGATCGTGGTCGATGTCAGCTTGACCGAGGCAATGACAGACAGCGCTGATGTTGCCGAAGCAATAGCTGTGGTGCTGTAGCCATTGGACAGAGCATTGCCAAAGACAATACGGTCAATATTGTCCGCCACGTACTTATTAAAGGCCGTAGTGGATGTGTAGGTCGGGAACGTTGTGTCAAACGGCAGGCCATTGACGCGCTGGCCTTCGTCCGTTCCCAAATTGGTTGGGGCGGACTCGGTCGGGAACGCCATCATCGCCTGGATCAGTTCATCACGGAACAGTTCCATGGCGCGATCAGACAGCAGCGGCTTGGCTTCGCCGAAGATGTCCGCGCTATCCTTCTGGTTTTCGGCCTTGGTCGTTACGACCGCATGACGCCACCAGTCTACATAGACGCGCATACCATAGTTATCGATGCGCTCTTCGGCGCCGGCCAGAACGCCGGTTGACTTACCGATGCCGTTTAGCTTGGTCACGAGCGGAATATTCATCTGCTCGCCGCCGTTCTTGTGCTCAAACCGCTTTCGGATGATGGCGTTGAGCCCCTCACCCATATACGGATCGAACATATTCTTTCGCACAAACTCCCGGTTTATCTCCTTTGTAAACTGGATGAGTTTGTTATTACTCTGAATCGTGGTGACCGCCATGACGGTCGATCCTTTCTAGTCAGCGACGACCGGACTTGCCGGCGTTCGCATAATTAAACATGGCCCTGCCGTCATTGATGTCGATGTCATCGGACCCCGCGTTTGATGCGCCGGAGCCGGTTGCACGATTGATTGACGGGGGCAGTTGGATATTAGGACGTGCGCCGGGCTGTGCGGCTTGCTGCTGGGCAGTGCCGCGCCAAGTCTCCATGGCCTTCGCCTGAAACGCCGGGTCTTTCATCGCCTCTTCAAGCAGCTTGGCTTTGTAAGAGGCGAGGTCTCCGCCCGTTTCGCTGATGACCTTGTGATGTTTGAACCAATCGACCGCTATTCCCACTGGATCGTCGGACTGCCGCATTCTCATCGACAACGCCTGCATTTCGGGATGGCCAGCATCGATCGCCTTGGCGATTGTCTGCTCCATCTCGGCGACTGTCTCCTTGCCGTGCATGACAACAGCCATGGCGCGGGATGAGTTGAGCCGCATCCGGCTTTCCAGTTGTGCGAACCGCTCCTCGATGGGAGAGAGTCGCTCCTGGATTGCCTGATCTGGGTTGGCGAAGAAATCGGTGGGCTCTGACTTTGGCTTCTGGAATGCCTCCATCTGCCTGCGCATCTCAGCCATTTGCTGCTGGATGGCGTAGGCTTGGCGTGACGCATCCTCTGCCCTTCGCTCGGCCGCTTGCCGTGCCTCGCTGACCTCACGCAGGCGCCAGGACGGGACTTGCCCGCCTTCGTCCTTCGTTGGGTCGGCTGGTGTCGGTGCTGCCTGCTGGGGCTGCTCAGCCTTAACAGGCTCGACTTGCTCCTGCTTCGGAGCAAAGCGGCCTTGTTCGTCCCGTGGCCGTTCCTGTGACGCTGGCTCCGGTTCCTGCTGTGTTTCCGCCTTCGGTTCCGGCTCCATGGTCGACTGGAACAGCTCCCGATCGTCCATCTGTGGAATAGTGGTGTCCTGGTCAGCCATTGGCTGTCCGTCCTTTCGCGTTTCGTGCGCTTACGTGATCGACCGTGTCGTGGTCAGCGTGTTGCCCGTATCGCTGGGCTGCGTAGCTAGTGGAGCAACAGCAGTGCAATCGCGTCCTCATCGTCCGCGTCCCGCTCTGCCTGTTCCCGTAATTTCGTGATGGCCTCTAGTGCCTGCTCAGCCTGTTCGCTCAGCGCTGCCAGGCGGGCTATGGATTGCGTGTATTGCGCGTCGGCTCTCTCGGTTGCCTCTGCGTCTTCGAGAGCCGACGCGGCCGCCTCGGCCGTTGCAAGTGCATCCCGCTCCAGTGCCTCTAGCCGCTCAATTTCCTCATTGTGGCGGCGCTGGCGCTTGAAGTGGTCGACATATTCAGCCCGTCGACGAACACCACCGCGACCACGGCCGCTAATCCCACCAGCGCCGCCAGCGACCGGCACGGCGGCCACACTATGGTCGCACGGTCCCAGTTCATCCCAGATGTAGGCTCCGGTCTCGTCGAGAATGGCTGCGCTGGTTTCATCGAGAATGTCGCCGCAGAGCATCAGGTGCCGAGTCTTGCCCGAATTGCAGCCTTTATCTGCGACGCCGTGCGCTGCGGTGTAAACGCGATAGTCGCAAATCGCGTCTTGAGATCGGCCAGCGAGGTGGCGGCAGCCACCGCCGCCGCCATCGCCGCAACGTCGGCCTTCATCCTGTTTTCCTCATCCATGATGGCGAGGGCAGCAGCCCGGGCGACATCGTCCAGCCTGTCGAAGTATGCCGTCAACGCGTCGAGATACCCACCAAGCACACCAGCAGGCGTAGGGCGCAATAGATAATCCGCGAGCACGCCGCCCAGGTCTAATTCAGACGCGATCTTGCTTGGCAGCCTGGTGCTGGTCACCCATGCAAGATAGGTCGGGTCGGTAATCGGCACATATCCGCCGGCCTTGCTGGAATAGACCTGCGTCGTCGAGCCGTTGACAATCCAGTACCAGTCGGCAGGCGTGAATGGAGCTGGTAGGCTAGGCATAGAATCCGTCTCCAGTCGTCGTCCCGCCGGTGCCGGGGCTGTTGCCCGGGAAGTAATTCGGCCCGCTAGCGAGCGTGTTTATGATGCCGCCAGCGGTGATGCCGTAGCGCGTGGCGGTGACAGTCGCGCCGCTGGTGTCAAATCCGGCATTGCCCTCGTAATAGGCGCCGCCGTTCGCGAACGCGAAATAAGTAAAGGTCAGCACCCCAGTGCACACCGCCGGACTGGCGTAATGCTGCACGTTGCCCCCGCCCGTCATGTATATGTGAGCGTACCCTCCACCAACAACTTTATACGCGGCGAAGATAAACACGGTCCCGCCGGTAAGCACGCCCATCTGAATATTGCCGCAGGCACCAAAACGGACGCCCGTATCCAGATAAAGAGTACCGGTTCCAAAAACATATATCCCGACGCTGGCGGCCTGGATTTCCAGGTCTTTCAGAACGACAATATTGGCGGCAAGATTTATTGTCTGGCCCCCGGACGACGTGGTGAGCACCGTACTCCCAATGGAGTCAACACCTGCGATCAGCAGTGCCCCAGGGATGCCGCCAAATAGTGAACCGGCCAACCCCCCCGGGCTGAGCAGAACCTTGCTGGTGTCGATGGCGCCGTCAAATGTTCCGGCTCCAAACTGAATGGTCGCGAGAAAACCATTCATATCGATCATGGCAAATGTGTCGAACGCCTTCTGGCCCGTCTTGAATGCCCCGCCAGCGCTGTTGACAAGTCCCGTGTTGCTGTCGTTGCCATCGGTGCGGACGTAATAGATGCGATCGGCAGTGAGCAATTCACGCACTGATATCAAGCTCGCAGGCGTCGCCAGCCCGACATTACCGGAAACATCTACCCCGGCGATCTTCGTCAGTGTCCGGGTTGGGTAGGTGCTGAGTTGGGCCATTTACGACAGGGGCTCGGTATGACTGACGCGGCCTTGGGTATCACGAAGGATGCGCATTCCCTTCGGCTTCGGAGCGCCATCATTCATGGCCTTGATCAGCGACGCGACTGCCTTGACAATGGGGGCGCCGCTATCACTTGATGATGACGCGCCCTTCGTATCGCTCGCGCCTTCGCCCTCACCCTTTTCCATGTCCATTTCGTGAGAGGCGGCCATCTCCTCACGGCGCTGCGATCCCTGCCGCTCCATCTCCGAGCATTTCAGTTGACTTTCGTGCTCTTTGCACTGCGCCGCGGTTTGCGCCTTGAACAACTCAATTTCCTTGGTGACCTGCGCCTTTTGCACTTCAAGCCATGCGGCAATCTCAGCCTTCTGGCGCTCAAGCTCCAGCGTCGCCGCGTTCTTGATCCGCAATGCCTCGATCTCGGCCGCGGTCTTCTGCTGTTGCGACCTGGCGTCCATCTCTTGTTCTACAGCCTTAGCCTGCATGTCCGATTGCAGCTTGGCCTCGGCCTTCTGCTGCTCGAGCATCGCGGTCTGCTGTTGCGATTGCGCGTCCAATTGCGCCTGCATCTGCATGGCCTGTACCTTCGGATCAGGTGGCGGGCCAGCCTGCTCGGCTTGCTTGCTGGCATCGTTGAATTGTTTCTTGGCTGCCGCATCCAATGGCGAGGTGCTGACGAGCAGCCGCATCATGGCCTTAGCCTCCGGTGGCGCCATCATGGGCGCCAGGCTTGGCACCACATTGCTCAGCGTCTCGTACATGTCCTGCATTACAGTGATGGTGTCGGGCCCCTCGTCCAGGATGATGTCCACATCCAGCGAGCCAATCGGATTGACCATGCTCGGCATGCCCGTCATCGGGTCGGTCTGCATTCCGTTGATCTGGATGTATTGGGCCAGATCGTTGTCATCAGTCACCCTGATCCAGCGCTCAGCCTTCCAGTGCTGCTGGATGGCATTCCACACAGCGCGGTACACCCTAATCTTCCAGCCTCGATAGGCGATGATGTAAGGTCCAAGCTCGGCCATGCCTGCCTGCTGCATAAGGGAGATGGCGCGGCCGCTCTTGGCATTGACGCCAGTTCCGATCAGGGCGGGGTTGGGCCCGAAGTTCTCGATCTCTGCCAGGTTGAGCTCGAGCAGCTTGGCCCAGCCGGCGAAGTCGAAGCTCTGGTCATCGGCCTTGACATCATCATTGACGGGCCCGGTCGTCATGATCACGCCGTCGTTGCGGGCGTATTCGGCGCGGACCTTCTCGATATCACCACCGGCCGCACCCTGCCGGATGAACAACCGCTTGCTCGCCAGAATATGCTGCATCTTGGACTGGCGGGCATTGATGCCGTCCTGAGCCGATTTCATATTGCGGATGAAGCCATAGCGATCGCCGTCCTGGTCGACGTTGCCGCTAAACATGATGTATTTGCAGATACCCTTGCCTTTCTCATCCTGGAAAAAGGCCCGCCCTTCCGCCAGGATTGCTGAGCCGGTGAAGATGGCCCAGCACCAGCCATCATCGTGCTCGTACCAGCAATCAATGATGCGCATGCGCCGGTTTGGGGTGTCTCCCTGAATCCATCGCGCCTCCCGCTCGGACGACGAGGTCAGCTCGTAATCCATGCCATCCATATTCCAGTCGTTGCCGTCCTTATCCTGCGGGAACATCCGCTTGGCTTTGCTCTCAGGAAACCACTTACCAACACC